TCAAATACTCCAAGTGTTACCGAATACAACGACAGAAGTATGTGTGCTTTACAGATGGCTATTGATGCCCTCAAGAGAGAATGCCACGGTGAAACAGTCAGTGTAGAACAAGTAATTGATGAAATCTACAAGTATTTTGGTGACGATGAATTTGCACAAGGTAATGTATCCGAACTTGAAAGACGCATCAGAAACATCAATTCCAGCAAAAGTACCTCGCATTTACACAATACTGCAGATATTCTTGACAAACTGGATGGAATTATTGCAGGTTTGGATGGTATCAAATCAAAAATACAGAATCTGTAGAGGTAAAAAATGTTAGGATTTCACAAAAAAGTCAGGTATAAACCATACAAAATGACACCACATGAAGAGTCAAATGACTTGGAATTGATGTTTTTAGCACTACAAAAGGTGATTCGGATGCAGCACAAAAGCACTGGTAAAAAGGGTGTGATTGTTGACGGAAACAAGATTACCTATGCTCAATTGCAAGGAATGCTCTTTGCTTTACACACAAAATTTGGCATGCAAGGTGCTTTTACCAATAGAGGCATCTGTGCTGGGTGTGAAAAATTTGTAAATTCTGGCTCTTCATCTACTCAACACGGGTATTGCGGGAGCAACGAAAAGTGGTGTTTTGATGTATGCGACATGGTAAAATCGGAGGACTAAACTGTGATATACACATCTTATTTTGCTAAATACAGAGGAGAGAATGGTATCAGTGTAGCCACATCCCAACCGAAAGGCTGTAGTTATCCAACATTTCACCAGCTTGTTCCCGATAGAAGTTTGGTATGGGCTTACAAAAATGGTGAAGTGACTGAAGAAGAGTACACAAAAATGTACAATAGACAGCTGGATGAATTAGATGTCCATGAAATAGCACAATCTTTAGACGAAATGGTGTTATTATGTTGGGAGGGCAATGAGAAGTTTTGTCACCGCCACTTGATTTCAGATTGGTTCAATAATCACGGAATACCATGTAAAGAACAACATCTGGTGGAAATTTATTTTGAGCCAACAATAATACCAGAAACCTGTTTATACTGTAAATTCAGTGAGTTATTGCTGGGTGATTCCTATTCTTTTAGATGTACCAACAAAAAGTCCAAGCATTTCAGTAAAAAGACAAAATATCCACAAAGAAGCAAATGCAGCAGATGGGAGGAAAAATTCTAATGTATGCATCAATAGACATAGAAACCACAGGTCTCAACAGATACAAGGATGAGATTACCTTTATAGGCATAGAATTACACAAAGACATAGATTCACCTGTCTTAAAAGTGTATATTTTTGACTGGTCTGTGCCAAAAGATAGAGCAAAGTTCAGAAAAATATCCGAAAAACTCAAAGAAAAGCATGTAAAATGTGTATGGCAGAATGGAAAATTCGATACCTTGTTTATTGCAGTAAAAACAGGCATACACCTGCCGATACATGAAGATATCATGCTTATGGGTACAGCCTATGATTTGGCTGCTGAACACGGCTTGAAAAAGATGGCTCAAAACTATCTTGGTGTAGAAGATTGGGACATCAAAAAGAAGGATAAGCTGTCAGGAAACAAGGATTCCGTGGTTCCATACCTAAAATGCGATGTCAAGTACACTTGGGAGTTATTTGTATATTTCACAAAAATGATGGATGAGAAGCAGCAAAAAATCTACAAAAAGCTGTTACTTCCAGCATACAAGATGTATCGTAAGGTTGAAGACACTGGTATTTACATCAATTTGGATAACTATAAAGAGGTAAAAGACAAATATTTTGGAATAGAGCAGGATAAACTCAAGAAACTCACCAAAAAGTACGACATTAATTGGAATAGTCCGCAGCAAAAGCAAGAAGTCCTGTTCGGTAAAGAGAATGAAGGGTTGCCTATATTGAAATTAACAAATAAAGGTAAGCCATCAGCCGATGCTTCAGTGTGTAAAAAGTTGGCTGCTATGGGCTATGAAATCCCGCAGCTGATGCTGGAATACACTGCCGCCAACACTCTTAACAAGATGTTCCTGAATCGATGGGAGGATGACGCCAGCTACGATGGTAGAATTCATCCGAGTTTCAACCTAACCAATGTAGTTTCTGGTAGAACCAGCTGTTCTGACCCGAATCTGCAGCAAGTACCAAGAACCAAGGATGTTCGTGGATTATTCACAGCACCTGAAGGCAGAGTGTTCTTCGAGGCAGATTATTCACAATTGGAATTGAGAATTGCTGCTCATTATGCCAAAGAGCCTACCATGTTGAGAATATACGCCAGCGGTGGAGATATACACACGGAGACAGCAAAAGTAATGACAGGAGGCAGAGAACCAACCAAAGAAGAGAGAAACAAAGCAAAGGCTGTAAATTTTGGCTTTTTATACGGCATGATGGCCAAGAAGTTTGTAGAATATGCATATGACTCATATGGTCAGATATTTACACAGGCTGAAGCAGAGGCATACAGAGATGCATTCTTTGCCAAGTATTCCAGGCTTTTGCCATGGCATAAAGAGCAGGAAAACATCTGTGAAATGCTGGGAGGCGTACCAAATATGTTTGGTAGGTTCAGAAAACTCCCAAAAATTTACAGTAGTACTTACTTTGAAAGACAGGAAGCAGTCAGAAGAGCCATCAATTCACCAGTTCAAGGCACAGGTTCAGATATTTTACTGTCTGCAGCCATGGAAGTTCAACAAACTCTTGGCCCTCACGGTCTGAAAATTGTCGGAACTGTACACGACTCAATACTTGGTGAGATGCCAGAGGAGGATTCCGAATGGATGGTTGAAGAAATACACAGAATTATGGCTCATCCAAAACTACTTGATGTATTTGGTGTAGAATTGGATGTTGCTCTTGAGGCAGATGTTGGTGTCGGGCCATGGGGCACGCATTAGCATAAAAGATTCCGAAAAAACAAGAAAAAATAAGATATTAGGTTGTTTTGGCTGAAATTTTTGGTAAAAAGCTGTCAAAAAACCTGCAAAAATCAGTTTGACTTTTCTCATCATATATAATATAATGGGAGTGTAATAAGTTATCACATTCAAATTAGACAAGGAGGAATGAAAAATGAGTCTTAAGAATGTAAAAAAGGGTGACACAGTCATCATGAAGGGTTTCACTGGCATCAAGCTGGGTGTATTCGAGGTTGAAAAGGCAAGCGACAAGTCTGTTACCATCGTCAAGAAGGATGGCAGCAAGCTGATTTTCGACAAGAAGACAGGTAAGCAGCAGAATGTTGAAGAGGGCAAGGAAAAGTACGCCAACAGCATCATGGAAGATGATGGCTCTTATGTTGCTCCAACCAGAAAGGGTGGCAAGAAGAAGTCCAAGGCTGCTGAAGATGAAAAGCCTGCAAAGAAGTCCAAGAAGAAGGTGGAAGAACCTGTAGAAGAGCCTGAAGAGGATGAGGATGACTTTGAAGAAGATGACGATGATGATTTTGAGGATGAAGACGAGGAGGAGTAATGGCTGAACACATAAGTTACTCAAGAGAGTCAACTTATTTGCGTTGTCCATATGCTCATTACCTTGGATATGTCCAAAATCTCAAACCTAAAAAACCTGTCAGACCACTGAAATTCGGTACGGATTTTCACAAGTTGCTGGAATTCAGAGATGACAAAAACGAACTGCGTAAAATCATTAAAGATGTACGAGAGACATACTATGAGATGCCAGCCAATTGGCAAACGGAGTTGGGTGAATCCTATGTAGATGACCTCAAGACAATCTTCAAAGATTACATGAAAATCTACAAGAATTCTCCCGTACCAACTGTAACGGAACAAAGATTTGAGATTCCAATGTCAAAAATCAATGGAAAATCAATGATTTTTGTGGGCATCATCGATGGGCTGTATAAGCATGAAGACGGTGAAATTACTATCGAGGAACACAAGACTTTCACAAGAAAGCCTGATATGAGCACTCTGGTAATGAATAAACAAGTTTGCCTTTATGCCAAAGCAGCCCAGACTTTTTTGGGTGTATTTCCTTCAAAGGTAATGTGGGACTACATAAAATCCACACCAGCAGCTGCTCCAGTGTGGCTTGAAAAGTCCCAAAGGTTTAGTGCTGCAAAAAGTGACTATATTACACCATACAGCTATCTCAGAGCAGCAAAAGCCAAAGGAATAGACAAGCAAGAAGCATTGGCTCAAGCGAAACTGTATAAAGGCAATATCATGAACTATTACTTCAGGTTAACTCTGGATTTGATTCCGACTATGGTTGAAAAATCTTGGGAGGACTTTGTATATGTTGCAGAAGATATTTGCCGCAATGGTGAAAACAACAAAGTAATGAACATGACAAAGGATTGCTCTTGGTGTGATTTCTATCCTATCTGCCATGCAGAAATGACTGGCGGTGATGTAAAATACACCATAGAACAGGATTTTGTAGAAAGGAAGTAAAATGTCCATTTTAGACAAGGCTGTTGATATTGCTGAGATTCCGCAGGGCAAACTGGTAATTGTCTATGGCAAGTCAGCCAGCGGAAAAACACAATTTGGCAGCACTTTTCCAAAGCCTATGCTGTATATCAAAATAGGTGATGATGGTGTAAATACCATTAAAAAGACAAAAGGCATCAAACTCATCGAAGTGAAAACTGCAGGAAAACTGAAGGAAGCACTGACAGAGTTGAAAAAAGACAATACTTTCAAGAGTGTTTTTGTTGATACTTTCTCTCTACTTGTAAACGAGTGGAAAGATGAGAATGTTATCCAGAAAAAGAAGAAAATGACCCAACAGCTGTGGGGTGACCTTTTGACCGAAACAGAGGATATCATCAGAAAAGCACACGAACTCAGTAAGACCAAATGGGTGATTCTATCTGGCCATGAAGTTACAGATTCTATTGAGGGTATGGAAGATGAACTGTTGCCCGATGTGAGAATGTCTGTATCCAAAGGTGCGAGAACATACCTTGAAGGCATGGCGAACTATGGAATTCACACAGTAAAGATTCAAAAAGAGGTCGAATCTGAAGAGGGTACCAAAACTGTAGTAAAGTATGCTGCAGATATTGGCCCGAATCCGTATTACTGGACAAAACTCCAGATAGACCCAAGTATCAAGGTGCCAAAACGCATCATAAATCCAACATTCGACAAGTTAATGTCAATCATTGAATAGGAGGTACATATATATGTCAATGAAAAGAAAATTCGATTTCACAGGTGTTGAAACTTTCACCAGAGCACCAGAGGGTACATATCCTGCAAAGGTGTCCAAGGTCGAGGAAGTAACATTCCAAGGAGGCAATGAGGGTTTCAAGATTTCATTTGAGGCTACAACAGGACTTGCCAAGGGTGCAAGAGTTATTGAGAACTTTCCACTGGTGCAGACTGCAATGTGGAAACTCAAGATGTTCTTGGAATCCTGCGGTGTAAAAGCCAACGGCAGAGTTGCTGTTGACATGGAGAAACTGATTGGTAAGGTTGTAGAACTTACAGTGTACCACGAGGAGTACGAGGGTCAGACCAGAGCCAGAATTCAAAGCATCTCCAAGTTTGTACCAAAGAAGTCAGAACCAGAAGAGGATGACATCGAGGATGATGAAGACGACATCGAAGATGAAGAAGATGACGAAGAAGATGACATCGAGGATTCCGAAGATGACGATGAAGAAGAGGATGATGACGAAGATGAGGATGAAGAGCCAGTAAAGAAGTCTGCT